GTAATGCTTGCAATAAAAGCAAAACCAATACTTTCTACATCATTTACAGTAGTATTTTCTGAAACAAGGGAAGCAAACTGGGCTGCAATGAAAATAACGTCTGCGGGATTAAAATTTTCAGTAATGCTAGATTTAAATTGTGCTGTAATTAAAGCATTATCTGCAGAAGTAAAGTTTTCTATTGGGTTTTGCAAAAAACTACTTTGCTGAGTACTTGAGTCTTGTACTGAATTTATTGGTTCAGAACGAGCCTCTAAAGCGGCAAAATACTGATTACTAGAATCCGCGGCGTTTGAATTCTCTGTTTGTATTGAAGCAAATTGAGCCGTTATATTAGCGGAATCAACGGGGTTATAGTTTTCTGTAATGCTTTCTAAAAATGCTAAAATTTGGGCGCTTGAGTCATTAGAAGTAAAAGTCTCAGTTAGACCAAAAATATAAACACTTCCAGACTCTGAGTTGTTGTCTGTAATTGCGGCATTTTCAGCAATGCTTTCTAAAAATGCAGAAATTTGGGAGCTTAAATCATTGGGATTAAAATTTTCACTAATAGAAAGTACATACTGATTTCCACCACCCAAAGCAGCAAAAGGAACTTGTGCAAAAGTAGTTAAACCAAACACGATTAGTTTTTACTGCAAATAATAACGTTAAGATACTTAACATTCAATGTTACTGAACCAACAGAACCCGCAACAGTTCCTGATAATGATGGCGCGCCTGATAAGCTAGGCGATCCAGTTATAGTATGCGTATGTCCAGTTCCAGAAAAACTATATGACGGATTTGAAAGGCTATAGGTTGGATTGTTAAATCCGTGACTATGCGATCCACCACTACCGGTATTATCACTTGAAAAGTCACCATAAATGCCATTACCATCTCCACATGCTGCGACGCCTTGGGTGCCACCACCTGCGCCTTGAGCATAAGTTGCAACCCCGTGCGAGTGGCTTGGTATTTGGGCAGTAGAAAGTGTAGTTCCGTTTACAGACCCGCCGCCACTTAAGTTAACAGAACCACCAGAACTTAAGTTTACTGAACCGGTTGCAGTAGTGCTTGCTGTTGCTAAACTTCCGATGCCAACTGATAAAGTTCCCGCAGATACAGACAGTGTTCCATTGCTAGGGGTAAATGATGGGGTTTGATTTGCAAATACGGTGCTAAATGCAGTTGTGCCGCCTGTTGAACCGCCAGTACTTGTTGTAATTCTTAAAGCGCTGTCATCTAAACCGGTAGTTGTAACTTGAGTCCAGCCTGTTGGTGCTGCGGATTGATAAAACAACATTACAGAACCAGATGGGATTGGGCTAGTTACAGAGCTTGTAATAGTAACCGCGCCTGTTGCCCCAGAAACGCTAATTCCAGTGCCTGCAATAACTGAAGTTACGCCTGTGTTATTAATAGTAAGAGTGCCGGATCCAGTAGTTGTACTAATGCCCGTACCAGAACCCAAAGAAGCTACTGTATAGTTTGTTCCATTACCAACTAAAAGTTGTCCATTAGTAGGTGTTGTAGTAACTCCAGTACCACCATTAGCTACGCCTAAAGTACCTGCAAGGGTAACGGCTCCTGTAGTAGCGGTGGAAGGTGTAAGCCCTGTAGTACCTGCACTAAATGTACTTACAAAATTACCGGTTAAAGCCGAAGTTGGAATTGTAGTAGAAGCGGTCATTGCTGATGTGCCGTTACCGTATACATATCCAGTTAAAGTTGTAGCCCCGGTACCTCCAGCAGCAACGGGCAAAGTACCCGCAGTTAAAGTAGAAGAAGATGTTGAGTAAAGGGCGTTATTAGCCGCAGTAAATGTAATTAAGCCTGTACCGCCATAACCTGTTGCAATTGTATTTGCTTGCCAAGTAGCGCCAGTAATATTTCCACCATAGTTTAAAGCGGTATTACCCCAAGTAGTATTTGAAGATGCGAATACACGAACCCCCCAAGTACCCGCAGAAGTAAGGTTACTAATGCATAAAAATTGTGCAGCTCCACCAGTAGTAATAGTTTCTAAAGTTGTTCCAGCATTATCTTTAACTGTTACAAGACCAGTAGATATATTAGAAATTGTATAGAACGTGCCTTTAAGCAAAGTAGTTGCTTGAGGCAATTGAATTGTTTGTGTAGTAGTTCCAGTAACTGCTTGAACTTGTGTAGAGGAACTAGTTAAAACGGTAGTGCCTGCTGCCGATGTAATAGCGGTAAACCCTACAACAGCGTTATTAATTGCTATATTTCCAAGGCCGGGGTCTCCAAGACCACCTAAAGAAGCGCCGCCGTCAGCAAACAACGTCATTGAGTCAGATGTTGCAGAAGAGGCATTTTGTACAAAATGGATTGCGTTGGATGTCCATGTAGACAAAACCAAATCAGAGCCATAAGCCTGTAAAAAAGAATTATTTGGTTGATTTAATGCGTTGTTTGCATATCCGGCTGCCGAATAACTATATAAGGAACTATTTGTTCCCATCTCCATATAAACACTAGCGTAGTTGTTTGCGCCCGTAACAATAGAAGAATATGATGTATTACTTGTATTATTTGTATTAACAAGATAAAGGTTGCTTGATACACTGTCGGCACCGGCAAAAACAGCAATTTGCCCTGTTAAAGACTGGCTATATGTATTGTCACCTACGTTTAGTTTGCCAACTGATGTAGTTGTATTAGGTGTATAGCTAATATTGACGTTGCCGTTGGCATCGTAATTAATTGATTTTTCGGAAGGATACGTAATAAAAACGCTTGATGCCCCAGACAGCGTAATAGGAGATGTATTGCCGTTGGAGTTAGAAAGAATTGTAGTTCTTGCTAAAGTTGGTCCAGTAGTTGAATATGTGCCAATTCCTACTTCCCATGCAGAGCCGTTAAGGATGCAATAAAAAGTAGTATTACCATTGCCAACTACGGCAAAAGATTGATATCCGGCTACAGCACCACCTAGGGTTATTGACCCCGTACCAGTGGTGGCTGTAGTCTCCTGAACCCTATCATAGAGTACTAAGGCCATAAAAGGCTCCTAATTAACTAGTTGCGGTAGTGCTATATGTAACGCTTACTGTATCGCCAGCAGTTGTTGTTTTAGCCGTAGAAAAGTTACCCTCAGAATACAAAGTGCCGCTGGTATTGCTTTGGGCTGAACTAGCTCCTGAACCCGTTACCAAGAAACAACCGTACACCGTACCACCAGCACCAGTAATAGTGTATGTAATGGCGGAAGCTGTAGAAGTGGTTACGTTAGATGGTGTTGTACCGGTAGAGCTAGATGCGCCAAATACCGCGGTACCACGAACTGCGGATCCACCAACGGTGTAGTTAATAAACTCTTTACCGCCGCCGACTAAAGTTGTCATCGTATCTGTTGCGGCTGGTGTTAAAGAAGCGTTTGTAAGGCCAAGATATGGCCCAACAACGGTATAAGAAGAACCTCTTAATAAAGTATCTAGCATCAATTGCTTACCTGCAGCAACCACTAGATTTGGGAACTCTTCAGTCCACTTTAAATTACCTTGTGCATCGTGGCACTCAACGTACCAATGACCTTCAACGCCTAAAGTTTCATTTTGTGTAGCGCCTGCCTGAAGTGTAATTTCTGCTTGGTCGCCGCAGCTTGCTAATTCTTTTTGCATAATTGCTCCTTAACTAATTCTAATAATGGCGTTTGTCGCCGTGGGGGTTGGAAATGTTACAGTAAAAGTTCCTGCTGATGTGTTCGTTTTATCCGAACCAAAATCCAAAACCGCTACCGCTGCACCAGTGGTACCATTATATATTAAAGCACACCTAGCAGTAAAGCTAGCTCCTACCCAAATTACTGGGGCAAAAGATATGTAGGCGGTGTTTGAATTTGTGTCACCCACGGGAACTTGGGTAATTGTTAGGGGTTTACCCCCCGCTGTGTAGCCTGCACCGGATACTTCGTTGGTTGTTGTGTAGGCTGTTGTGGCATCATTAAGTATTGCGTTGCCTGTATAAAGGGCTATATTATATGTATAGGGGGTGCCAACAGCAAAGTTCTCCAACCCTGATAAAAGATTTACTTTAAAAACCGTAGTCTGTCCCTGAACAATATTAGACATTAGGAGCCTCTACCACCAACATTCATTTTAAGCTGCCCATCGCGATAGAAATCGCCACGCTCAAGACCATCAGAAAGCCGTTTAAGCTGCATCATGGATTCTTGGTACTTATCTTCATAGTACTTAACCATATCGGCTTCGCCTTTCATGAAAATCATAGCTTCGCGCATAGCGCCATAAAACAGTACTGGGTCATAGTTATCACCTAGCCAGCTACGGCCTGTGGCATTAGATACGGTATTTACTGTGACAGAAAAACCGCTACCAGTAGAGCCAAGGGAAGAGCAGGAAAGAATGTCGCCCACGACATAAAAGTTACCGCCAAAAGTAATGTTACAGGATGTGACNACGCCGGCGGCAATAACGATATCGGCAGTTGCGTTAGCACCTGAGCCTCCAGTTAAAGATATGTTTTGGTATATACCATTGGTATATAGCGCTCCGCCTACTAAAGTATTTACGGCAGTAATCTGC